TTTGCCCAGTAAAAAATAAACCCCCCTTACCAGTTCTCCCATTTGCTTCAAAATGACAGCATATTTTTGTGCAAAATGACAGATTGACAAACTGTCAAACATGTGCTATAATGTATTTACAAGGTAAGGAAAGGGAGTTCAGTACAGGATAACACTTCAGAAAGTGAAAACAAGTACTTGACAAACTGTCAAACCTGTGCTATAATGTAGTTACAAGGTAAGGAAAAGCTACTAGTTAAACTGGTAGCAAGTCCAGCGGTGGAGACTATAAACACCAAACTGAGTGAACGCAATGAATCGGAGTTCACGATCTTAGAAAACAGAATAGGAGGAAATAGCTATGAGAAAAGACTGTCAGGCAGAAATCAATAAAAAGGTTGACGCAATTTACGAGGAAATTTATAACCTCTATATGAATGAGTGTGCTAGCGAATGGAAACAGTTGCGCACATGTTCTGCATATGTGTGCAAATTAAATCGGTTCTATATTCTCAAAAGTTATAGAACTATTGTAGCTGTCATTGATACAGAGGATGATATTTGCTACGATTTTCTTAGAAGAGTCTGCGACTACACAGCAACATCAGCACAGCACATTTCAAAATTTCAGAAAGACTACGGTGCAGGAACATATGGTTGTGCAAAGCGTCTTACGTGGAGGGAGGTATAATATGCTTTACGATACGCTTAGTAAGTACGTTATAGACAATGAAGCCATTCCAGATGACAGAAAGTATGATGTATACTTAACAATGAAAAAACTTTACATTGAAAAAGCACTAAAAAGATACAAGTATCTATGCGATACTATCAATGGTAGTTGTGATAGGACTGATCAATGTGCCATTACTTGTGAGTATGCAAGAGAGTTACTCAAATGCTCAGAAGAAGAAATGAACGCGACAATAGAAATTCTGATAGCAGAACATATAACAGAATTGCAGGGCGGCATGATCGTATTATAAACTGCATAGCCGACAAGCGGCACGGGTGGTGCAATTCCACCCTATGCATTCGGGCAACAAAAGCCCGTGGACATTGAAAACAGAATAGGAGGGAAAAAATGAAATACAAGATTAAGTTTTACATCGGTGGTCATCTGTCAATGGTGACTTACCGCACCGACTCACTTCAAAATGTATTATCGTGCGCTAGAAAGTCAATCACACTATTTTCAGAGTGCGACGAGAGAGTAAAAATTTGCATTCTTGACAGTGACGGAAACGGTATTAGGTCATACGTTACCGGAAACAAACCTAAACCAGTATATACGGTTATCGACCATGTAAATAAGGAACGAAAAACATACTACACCGGAGCATAGTTCTTTAGAAAGGGAAAAAACTTTGAAGATCAAACTTTTACGACTTTTACAGGTCTTAATAATCGTGGCATTGATTTACGATATTGTCGTATTCAGCTACACAGCAATGATTTTTGGGTAATGTGGCTCGAGTTAGTCTAAACTAACTTCATAACAAAATATTTCAATTAATTGTGAAAAATCACTTGACAAAAACAGTGTTAAGAGGTATAATAAATACAGTAAGAGCGATAGTTCTTACAACACTGTTAGGGCGGCGTGCCAAACCGCCCACCTCTTGAGCGACAAGCCGACTTAACGCGGTTCATCACCGCGGTCGCTCTTCCAGACGAGTTCTGACGTCTGGTAAAATAATTTCCGAAACAACAAAATACAAGAAAGGAGGAAACGGAAATGAGAGAATCAATGGTAACTCGTACCGTCCTTGGCACGAAAGTAACAGTTCTTGCTATGGATACAGTAAGTTGTGAGCCGAGCAATGTAACTTACGAGATCGGAGGTCAGCATATCAACGATGAAAAACTCCTGCAAAAGGTTCGTAAAGAACACGATACAGAGGATTTCAAGGTGGTTAAAATCCTGGTTGTAGAGCCGTTCGAGAAAAGATACGGCATGAAAGAGTCTGACTTTATCGCTCATGCGGTTGAGTTAGAACCACTTCCAAAACGCAACTAGCAGCTTGTTATAACACAATAAAAATTCAACCATACGTACAGGAAAAGCAGTGTCTTTAAAACAGGCGGCAGACCATTCCACATCTGCCGCAATTAAACAAGAAAAAGGAGAAAACGAACATGAAAGTATTAAAAGCAAGTAAAGAACTCACAAAAATTGAACAGTATATGCTCACAGTCGACAAAGGCGCAGAATCTATGAAAGACGTTCCGGATGGAACATCTATTCCTGTAGCAGTTTGGTGTTCCTACGAGGACGAAAAAGAAGATGGTACTCTTGCCGAGATTACAGCAATTATGGATACCAGCGGAAAGGTATATGCTTTCCAGTCGGCAACTTTCCGTAAATCACTGGAAAAAATTCATGATGTGTTCGGCGATGAGCCATATGCAATCATTAAAGAGTCTGGCAAGACGAAAGCAGGGCGAGACTTCATCGATTGCCGCTTAGACTATAACAGTGTACAGCACTAAGCACAATCAATAAAGGGGGTTTGAAACCCCCTTTTTCTTGTATCAATAGTAAAGAGAGGTAAAACAGTGGCAAAGAAAACAGTAAAGAAACAGAGCGCAAAACAGCAAGCTATCAACAAGGCATATGCAAAAGAAAGAAAACGTATAAAATCGTTCTTGAGCCGAACTAGTAAACGTGGATATCAGTTCCCAGAGGGCATTCTACCAGCAATACCGAAGCGTAAAACAGAAGCCAGTATTCGCAAGCTTAAAAGGCTGACGAAAAATGTGCTGTATGAGAAAGCAATCTATGGAGGTTCAGCGTCATACGGTGAAATCGTTTCTGGTAAAGAGGGTTTAAAACTTGAGAGTCAGTTAAGAGCAAAGAGAGCAGCTGAAACAAGAAAAGAAAAGAAAGAAGCAGAACAGCGGTTCTGGACTAGCACAGACGGAACTAAAACACCTGTAACAGACGAGCCAGCACTGGCTTATGCAGAAGCTTTCAACGATTTAGTTGACAAGTTAAAAGAAATAATTTCTACCATGGATGTATATTATTACACATCTGTTACTGGTAAAAGAGTACGAAGAAGTCCGAATGTAGCTGAAATAGCTAACAGGGCTCTGAATGACATTTTAGCGACGTTAGATGAAGTTGTGGCAGATATAGGGTATGGGATAATAAAAACGTTGCCGAAAGAACTACAGCAGTCTTTTAACGTTACAGAAGTTGGAAAGAACAAAGTCGGCCAAGAGTTGTCAAAACAATGGGATGATATTCAGAAATGGCTAGGCGTCATTCACTACGATTCCGACGCTAATTTAGTGTGGGCATCCGCTCAGCATATAATTGCTCTTTTAAGTAATATTTCTGGTTTTACATTATCTGAATCTGCTATGCGTTCTTTCGAAGATTTAGACGATATGATGGACGGCGACTATTAACTTTGAAAAAACGGAAATACCGTTACTTTGTAGGAGACTTCGAAACGACCGTCTACGCAGGTCAAACGGACACTGAAGTGTGGGCGGCGGCAACTGTAGAACTTAACACTGAGAAAGTCACCGTGTCGCATAGCATCGGTGATTGTCTGAAACAGCTTGCATCTTACAAATGTAACATCATTTGTTATTTTCACAATTTAAAGTTTGATGGTTCATTCTGGATAGATTACCTAATCAAACAAGGGTATAAACAAGCTTTTGTAGTCAACCCGTCGGAACAGTACAGCGTGAGGTGGTTGAAAGAGAAAGATATGGATTTTCGTTCTTTCAAATATTCCATCAGCGACAAAGGACAATGGTATTCAATCACGATCAGATTAGGCAATGGCAAGTTCATCGAGTTACGTGACTCATTAAAACTATTACCGTTTTCTGTAAAGACAATCGGTGAATCGTTTAAATTGAAGCACCGTAAGCTTGAAATGGAATACAAAGGCTTGCGATATGCTGGTTGTGAAATCACACCAGAAGAGATAGAATATATTAAGAATGACGTTCTTGTCATAAAAGAAGCAATCGAGTTCATGTTTGCAGAGGGACATAATAAGTTGACGATCGGCTCATGTTGCATGGAAGAATATAAAAACATATTTGAGCATGAAACGGCATATGAGTGGGATATGATGTTTCCGAACCTCTACGACTTTAAGATTGACGAGAGAATATATAGCGTTTCTAATGCTGGTGAATACGTTAAAAAATCATACAAAGGCGGTTGGTGTTACGCCGTAAAAGGCAAGACAGGTATTCCGTATGGCGATGGTGTAACTGCTGACGTAAATTCCTTGTATCCGTCCATGATGCACTCGGAATCTGGAAACTATTATCCTGTAGGATTTCCAGTATTCTTTCAGAAAGCTATACCAGACATTGCGCATGAAAAGTATTTCTTCATTCGTATTAGAACGCGTTTCTATCTCAAGAAAGATAAGTTACCTTTTATTCAGATCAAAGGCTCATCTCTGTACAGAGGAACAGAAGCACTGGAAACATCAGATGTATTCATCAATGGACAATATCATAGATATATCTATGATGGTAACATGAATAAGGTTCCGACTACTGTAGAACTAACATTGACAATGACAGATTACAAGCTGTTCTTAGAACACTATAACGTTGAAGATTTTGAAATCTTAGACGGGTGTTATTTTGAGAAAAAAATAGGACTGTTCGATGCTTATATTGACAAGTATAAGGAAATAAAAATGAACAGCAAGGGAGCAATGCGTCAGTTAGCAAAGCTTTTCTTGAACAATCTGTACGGTAAGTTCGCAAGTAGCACGGACAGTTCATTCAAAGTAGCATATCTGAAAGATGACAACTCAATAGGATTTCGTAGCGTAGAAGCGAATGACAAACAACCCGGCTACATACCGATCGGTTCTGCAATCACAAGTTATGCACGTAACTTTACGATCAGAGCGGCACAAGCGAACTATCATGGTGTAGGCAAGGCAGGTTTTATCTATGCCGATACAGATAGCATTCATTGCAATTTGAAACCAGAAGAAGTACATGGAATTAAAGTACACAACACAGCATTTTGTTGCTGGAAACTGGAAAGTAAATGGGATAGTGCTATTTTCACACGGCAGAAAACATACATTGAACACGTAGTCGAAGAAGATCTTGAGTTGAAAGACAACGAATGGGTTGGTGAGAAAGTTGAACCTTATTATAATGTAAAATGTGCTGGTATGCCTAGCAAGTGTAAAGAACTGTTCATCAGAAGTATGGAAGATAAGCAAGGAAAACCAGATGACTGGAAAGAGGAAGAGAAAGATTTCTTATTCGATGAAACTAACAAGCCTATTCACAGAGACTTAACTGATTTTACTTATGGATTGACTGTTCCGGGAAAGCTGATGCCAAAGCGTATTCCCGGCGGCGTGTTGCTCTGTGAAACAACCTATAAAATGAGGTGAGAAAAAATGAAAGATCACAAAGACTGCGCTGTTATTAAGATTGTTAATATGGATAATATTCTAAGATTAGTGGCAAAGAGAGGAATTTACAGAAATATTGAATGTGATGGAGGTACAAAGTGATGACTTTAGAAGAACTTAGATTTTATATCTCACCTACTGTATACTGCATGGTTATTGATGTTTCAGACTGCGATAACGGAAAAGAAATCTTCAAAGGAAGATGTGAAAAAATGATACGATACTACGACGAACTGAAACCAGAAAAATATCTGATCTGGAGTATGACGGTAGACAAATTAAGAGGGTGGCTTGTCATCCGTGTATACAAGAAAGGTCTGTTCAAGAGTAATTAAAAAGAATCGGGGGACTTACTAGGTAAGTTATCCCCGATTCTTACATATATCTTTAACCAATGAACACATCAAGCCTGCTTGCCTAGCAGTAAATAAGTAAGGCAGTATAGTTTCAACTGGGCGTCCATACCTATCATGATATGAAACAATGGTAGATACCATAATTATCTGTACGACAATGCCGCCAGCGTTGCTTCTTTGCATTCCAGATTCTTGAACCGGAACGCACCCTTGCTGAACAGAAAACGCATATTCATGATGAACATATCGTGTCTCTGTAACATCAAGTAGTTGATCTGATGATCGTCGGTTGTAACTGTGATCTTGTATGGATAAGTTAAGTCAGGTTTGTCATCGACATACACCACACCTTTTTCTACGTATTCCTTAACGCCATACTCTTTACCCATATACCGAAGTGTGCAAACATACTTACATTTTCCTTGCATGGTTTCAACAAAAGAGTAATTGTCATTCAGATATACAGCTTCGGTAGAATACTTCATGTAATCATCATCAGCAAAAGCTTTAGCAAAACCAGATTGCTTCATTGCTTTCGCCGCACTGTCAACATAACCTTGTTCCAATACCCATCCAGTTCCGCGTAGGAATTTAGTATTAGACTGTAATCTACTTCCGATTTTCATAGCACTGTAGTATGGATTTAATAGAGTTACGGGATTTGACATCATGTATACAGGGACATAACGAGTCTGTTTTCCCTGTCCACGAGCAATAGAAGTGTGAATGCTCTGGAACTTTTTTACTTCTTTATCACAATAATGGTTTGTCTCCGACTGAAACTCATCGAATAAAATGCGGTCAACGTCAGAAAATAAATGCGAATATCTTTTAAGCTGATCGGCACTATTTAATGTAATAGCGTATCCACAGGAACGGTCATTCAGATATAACTCATGAAATATTCCGTGAGCAAGTCTCTTACTTGTCATTTCCATACTAGGAAAGAACAGAGTTTTCAAGTCTTTAAAGAATTTGTCAGACACGTTGTCCAGTTCGTAGTTATACCGATAGAGTAGTGCGAACTTTTCATTGAAGTTTATAAAACGTCGAACAGAATATCGTCCAAAATAAGTAGTCTTACCGCCTGTTCGGTTTGTTGTGACCATATAAATCTCCGGTCGTTGTCCGTCAAGGTCTTTGAGCGAAAGAAGCTTCGTTCCGTCGTAATACTTTGACATTCAAACATTCTTCCTTTCCAATTATTTGAATAATGAACTTTTTGATTCTAAAAATATTATAACATAAAAGCTTGACAAAATCAAGCCTAAGTGTTATGATGAAATTACGAAAGGGAGGTGAAGAAAATGGATGTAACAACCATCACACAGCTTATCGGGTCGCTCGGTTTTCCAATCGTGTGTTGTGGTGCTCTTTTCTGGTATATGATTAAAGAAAAAGAAGCACACAAAGCAGAGATGGAAGAACTTCGTAAAAGCGTCGAAGCAAATACGCTGGCAATTAATAACCTGTGTATGCATTTAGGAGGTGTAAACCTTGCCTAAGATTGAAACAGCAGTAACCTGGGCGGAACATATTGCTGCCGATGATAGCCATGGCTACTCACAGGTACACAGAAACGACCCGGACTATGACTGTAGTTCATTTGTTGGAACAGCTTTAAGCAAGGCTAGCTTTGCCGTCAGTAAATATAGTACAACGCGCAACTTAGAATCACAGCTTATCAAGTGCGGGTTTAAAAAGTGCCATGCTCCATGGAAACGTGGAGACATTCATCTTGCCGCTGGTCATCACGTTACGATGTCAACTGACGCTTCGAATATTGTTCACGCCAGCCAGTCGGAGAACGGTGGAATTGATGGACAGACAGGTGATCAGACCGGAAGAGAAATATGCGTTCGATCTTATTACTGTCTTCCGTACAGTAATCTTGTTCACTATCGTTACAATGGAAATGATGAACCTCAGAACACTACACCACAGGCAATCAAGCCAGAATCAGCACATAGTTTTAACCGGAAGATTGCCGGGGCGTATCACACCAATGATCGTTATAATTTGCGTGCTGGTGCTGGCATGAACAAACGTGTTATTTTAACATTACCAACGGGTACAGGTGTTAGAAACTATGGATATTACACTGGTGAATGGTATCTTGTTAAAGCAGTCGTAGACGGCTGCACGTATACAGGATATGTCGCTAAAGAGGGATTAACTCGTGGCTAACATCAACACATCATGGTCTTGGGCAGTTGCTACCTGTAACAGACCAAACGTCGGTTATTCACAGACTTACAGGGAACAGCAAACAGTAAATGGAATCACCTACTATGACTGTTCCTCGTTTGTCTGGTACGCGCTTTTAGCTGGTGCTTTTCCCGTCATTGAGACTTACGGTTCCCATCATCCGTTCGCTACTCCCGATATGATTACAGTTCTACAGTCAATGGGATTTACAGAAGTACCCGTTTCGGCTGCATGGAAACCGGGTGATATTCTCTGGCGGTCTGGTCATACCGAGATGGTATATCAAGGACGAAGAACAATGGGAGCGCACACAGATGATGCGCCACTCGAACAGCAAGTTAGTATCAACACCTCGGAATCATCACCAAGCAACTGGTCACGTTGCTTTCGGTATGGGTCTGGTGGTTCCGGAGTTGGTGCATCTGCTTACGTTGGAGCCGCAATATGCGGTAACTGGATGCAGGAAAGCACATTGAACCCAGGACAGTGGGAACTAGGATATAAGCAAGGTTTTGGATTAGGACAATGGACGGACAACTCCGAGACGAACAGGCGCACACAGTTGCTTAACTGGTTACAGGAAAATGGATATGCTTCAAACGACGGAAACGGTCAGCTTGCGTATTTCATCCACGAAAATATATGGTATCAGTCCGGTGTTGCCGCAAACTTCGACAACTTGTCGACATTCTTGTCAAGCACCAGTACCGATCTTCCCATGCTTACAGAAGCGTTCATGCGTGGGTGGGAGGGTATCAGCGATTCCTCCCTTTCCTATCGTATTTCATGTGCAAACACATATCTTGAGTATTTCAATACCCACGCTTCGGACACACCGGGGGCATGGTACAACGAAGAATCATATGACAACCCTAGTTCCACACTTCTCTCTTTCGGAAGTGAAAGCAATTTAAACAATGCTTTGTTAATATTCCTTTTCTTGTCTGGCGGTGACGTTCCGCCGTTGCCGCCGATAAAAAAGAAAAAGAAGATGCCTGTTTGGATGTTGTGCAGATATTTCATTTAAGGAGAACAATTATGGCAGTAAGAACAACACAGGAAATTATTGACGCACTGAAAGAATCGTTCGGTGAGTCACCAGACGATACACAGTTGGCTATGCTGGAAGATGTTTCCGATACGTTTGCCGATCTGACTGAAAAGTCTGGTGAGGATTGGAAAACAAAGTATGAAGAAAACGATAAGGCGTGGCGAAAACGTTACACTGACCGCTTTAGCGGTAAGGCTGACCCAGATCAAGATTCAGACGTAGACGAACCAGAGCCGAAACCGCTAACATATGAAAGTCTTTTTAAAACAGAATAGGAGGATTTAGAAATGCCTAGAAGAATTGCAAAATCAACATTACAGGCATCAACGCTTGACATCTTGAATGCTATTCGTCAGAATGCATCCTATGATTATCAGCAGGCTGTACCAGTTGTCGCAAAAGCAAGCGACATTCCAAAAGTAGGAGAAGTAATTTGTGGAACACCAGCTTTCTCCAATCAGTTCATTAACTCTATCGTAAACCGTATCGCCCTTGTTATGACAAAAAGTGCTACATTCAACAACCCGTATGCATCACTCAAAAAAGGGTATCTGGAGTTCGGCGAAACTGTAGAAGAAATCTTTGTACAGATCGCAAAGGTTGTTGATTACACCCCGGAAAAGGGTGCGGCTCGTGAATTTAAGCGTACACTCCCGGATGTAAAATCGGCATTCCATGCAATGAACTGGCGTGTTATGTATCCGGTAACAATACAGGACGAGGATTTACGTCTTGCTTTCTTAGCAGAATCTGGCGTACAGGATTTAGTTGCTAAAATTGTGGAATCTGTTTACAAGGCGGCTGAGTATGACGAGTTTCTTCTTTTCAAATATCTGCTCATTAAGGCTGTATCTCATGGCAAGATGTATCCAATGTCTATCGGTACTGGAACTGATCTGAAAGAAGCTGGTGAAATGTTCCGTGGTGCTTCGAATGATCTTACATTCATGAAAACAAAGTACAATGCATCTGGTGTTCGTACAACTACGCCGCGTGAAAATCAGGCTATCTTTATGGACAGTTGGTTTAATGCAAAGTACGACGTTAACGTACTTGCCGCCGCATTCAACATGGACAAAGCAACTTACACAGGCGCGCTTCATCTGATTGACGACTGGTCTTCATTTGACAATGAACGTTTCGATGTTATCCGTCAGAACTCTGACGGACTGGAAGAGGTAACCGCAGCTGAACTGACTCTCATGAAAAACGTAAAGGCGGTTCTGATTGATACAGATTGGTTCCAGGTTTACGATAACAACGCAAAATTCACCGAACAGTACTGTGCGTCTGGAATGTACTGGAATTATTTCTACCATGTTTGGAAAACTATTTCCAGTTCTCCGTTTTCCAATGCGATTGTATTTGTTACCGACACGGCTACAATCGCACCGAAAGAGTCTTACACCGTGGAACTTACTGGAAAAGATACCAGCGACGTTGCAACGGTATTTACACTCGGTGTACAGGATGACACAGCTACTCTCGTACAGGGTACTTATCAGTTTAAGCAGACCAAACAGGCTACAACAGATGGCATCGCTGTTCTTCCGTATGGTGCAATCATGATTCCAAAGTCATCGGAATCTAAGTCAGTTACGCTGACGATGGTTATTAATGGCGTAGAATATGTCACGGAAACGCCAGTTAATTCTGATTCAGAGGTGGGTGCAACAGTTGTACTGAATAAGAGTGAATAATTTTAATTATACGCTATCCATCTATAATAGGTGGGTAGCGTCTTGAATAAAGGAGTAGCGTATGTATATTTCTCCGAATACAACTATACGTTTATTACACAACGTTCCGCTTGAGCCGTCCTACGAGCACACGATCTACTTTGACTCCAAAGCAAATCAGTCCAACTACTTTATCGGAAAACAGAAACGTGCTTTCACAAAGAACACCTATCAGCGTCACACACGTAATACCATGAAAGTAGGCGTGTTGGCTGATGAAATCTACGATTGTAACTACATGATGTTCCAAAACACAGCTTATGGAAACAAATGGTTCTATGCATTTATTACTTCCATCGAGTATGTGAGTAATGTTACGTCTATTGTAACATATCAGATTGATGTATTGCAGACGTGGCTGTTTGACTTTACACTCGGACAGTGCTTTGTTGAGAGACAGCATAGTGAGAGTGATGGATTTTTTGAAAATCTCGTTCCAGAAAATCTCGATTTAGGTGATTACACAGTAGAGAAAAAGACTGTGGTTGACTTAAACTCAATGTCAATCGGTCTTTATTACACACAGAGAGCTGATGGAACTGTGGCAGACCCGAAAACACGTGGCAAAATCTTTTGTGGACTCGGACTTGAATCTGGCATTCGCGCTTTAGATTCTGAATCAATAACAACGGAAATTAAGAATTGGATTGACAAGGGAAAAGAAGATGCTCTCATATCAGCGTTTCAATACCCATCATTTCTTGACGAAGATGGTTCTTCTGAAAGTCCAGCAGGTGGGTTGCACGAAAAAACCGTTCCTGTTTACAACAATATAACTCAAATAGATGGATATGACCCAAAGAATCGCAAACTCTTTTCTTATCCATTCTGCAAACTTGTACTATCAAACAATGCTGGTAGTCGTGCCGAATATAGATGGGAACAGTTTAAATATTCTGAGGAATCTCATTCACTTGTCAATTTTAAATTGGCTGGTGCAATCGTTACAACACCGACAGTTACTCTTTACCCAATCAACTATATGGGTATGGACAGAAACTATGACCGTGGACTTGTCCTATCAAACTTTCCAACAATTGCATGGTCTGGCGATGCGTGGAAAGCTTGGTGGGCACAAAATAAAGGAAGTGTTACGTCTGCCATGCTTGCAAGTGCTATGACGTCCGTTGCATCTGTAGGAACATCTGCTATGAACGGAAATGCAAATAGTGCCGCAACAACTGCAATTATGAGTGAGCAAAATCTGTTCAATCAAGCTTATGCTATTATGGGCAAGAAACAGGATTTAGAAAATACGCCACCTCAGACGCATGGACAGATCGAATGTGATTCACTTAACGCTCAGATGGGTAAAGTTCAATTTACTTTTGAACACCAGACAGTTCGCGCACCGTTTGCTAAACTGATTGATGACTTCTTTACCATGTTTGGATATGCACAGAATGCTCTGATGACACCTAACTTACACGCTAGACCTCATTGGACTTTCATCAAAACAGTTTCTTGTGTTCTCACTGGTTCATTGCCATCCGATGATGCAAGAGAGATTGTAAGCATCTTCAATAAAGGTATTACATGGTGGAGGAAGGGTGACGAGATCGGTGACTATTCACTTGATAACAGGCCAACAAACTAGGAGACTTGACAATGGGAAAAAGAAAAACAAATTATGATGAGTCACTCTTAGGTAATACAGCTACATATGGACAGTACCTACGTGTACTGTCTGAACTAGCTGTTTCCATGTTTGAGTGGCGAAACGTACCAGACAGTATAGATGTACGTTATCTTGAAATGCAGTTGTTTTTAAGCGGGGTGGCTGTTTGGTTCAAAGATGAAGAACTGGAAAATCAACCACAGTTATGTTTATCTTGTCTGCCAGCAGGTAACTTTGATGTGTATGGATACCCGACTAGAAGAACAGCTTACTCACGTTACAATGGCTATTACAAAACTTTATCAAACTCTGACAGCGTTATTATCTACAATAACCTTTTACGTACACCATCTGTAGTCGACTCCATGATTTATGCCAAACGCCTGTACAATCTTGATCGAATCATTGACGTAAATGCAAACGCACAGAAAACACCAATTCTGGTGCGCGCTACAGAAAAACAGCGTCTTTCTTTGCTTAACGTGTACAAAGAGTATGACGGTAATTCACCTGTAATTTTTGGAGACAATGATCTTGACCCAACTGCGCTTAGAGCCGTTACTACCAATGCACCATTCGTTGCTGATAAAATCTATGAACTGAAAACACAGTATTGGAACGAAGCGTTGACAAGACTAGGTATCAGCAATATCAACACGCAGAAAAAAGAACGTATGATTACGGATGAAGTAACTCGAAATCAGGGTGGAGTTGTAGCGTCTCGATATTCCAGACTGGAAAGCCGCCGTACTGCCGCAAATAAAATTAATCAGATGTTTGGCACAAACATAACGGTTGAATATCGACAGGACTATCAGATTCCAGAAGTGGAAGATGTGAATAACTCTGTGAATAACACCGGAGAGGATGGTGAGACTGGTGAGTAAATACACAACCGAAGTAAGATTCATCTGTGAAACAGAAGCAGGATATTCAGAGAATCAAGGAGCATCTAACATTAATGCGGTCATTGAAAAAAGCTGGAACAAAATTTTCGGCGATTTTCCTATCTATGATGAAACGTATCGAAAAGTCCTGTGTTGCAAGATTCTGAAACACTTTTACCTCCGTGAGATTGCATCTGAAACGGTTGGTATATGGAAGATGTGGCTAACTGAACGTATGAACATGATTATGCCATACTACAATCAGTTATATAAAAGCGCAACGCTTGAGTTCAATCCTCTGTATGATGTTGACTTAAACACTACTCATAATCTAACAGACGAGGGTAATAACAGTTCAACACTTCATGGTGAAGATAGCAACACGAGAACTGATAACCTTAGTTCTCTAAGAACTGACAATCTGAAACACACAGACGAAAACAATCAGTGGAATAAATTTTCTGATACACCTCAAGGTGCGTTGACTGGTGTTGAAACTGGTGAATATCTAACTGATGCTAGAAATGTAACAGATAAAGGTAGTTCTGCTGATACTGGTACTCAGAAACTTGATAACACTGGTACACAGGTTAATGCAGGAACTTCTGATTCTAAAAGTACTGGAAATTATAGTTCACTGAAAGAATACTCGGAGCACGTACAGGGTAAGAGAAGCGGAACATCTTATTCTAAAATGCTGATTGAGTATCGAGAAAGTATGCTGAACATTGATCAAATGATTATGGATGAACTGAAAGATCTGTTCTTCCTGTTATGGTAAGAGAGGTGTAAGTAATGAATAAAAGCATTAAACCGAATGAACCTGCTGATTTTACGCCAGAAATGGGTAATTATAAACCATTACAGCCGTTTAGATATTGGTGCCAAAAAGTACTTCCATTAGTATATGACGATAGTTTAAGCTATTATGAACTACTTTGCAAAGTAGTTGACTATCTGAACAAGACAATGGAAGATGTTGAAACGTTGAACGGTGATGTAAATAATCTTCATGAAGCTTATGAGGAATTGCAGAATTATGTTAATATCTATTTCAGTACGCTTGACGTACAGGAAGAGATTAACAAAAAACTTGACAATATGGTAAGTACAGGCAAACTTACTACGTTAATTTTGCCTTACATTAAATCATCGCCTGTTATTGTCAAATCACTAGATGAAATGGTAAATCACAATTACATCTATTTATTATCTACGGATGGATATTTATATTCATGGAACGGTACGAGTTTTGAGAAAAGCGGAATAAATTATAGTTATCCTGCAAATGCCTATGTTCAAAAACCATATCGTTTTATGACTAGCAATGATTTAATTTCTTCTCTTAATGAGTGCGGAAGTTACTCTGTAGGTGTAAAAGATGGCGCTGACACTCCGGCTGATATGCCCCCGGGTTGGACTTACGGAAATTATATGGTGATTGTTGACGGCTATATGGGTGGTGATAAAACAAACTTTATTCAAAATATGTATCGGGCTGGAGAAAAACGCTACAATTACCGTATAATCAATAACAATAAAGCTGGTGAATGGACAACTGTTGACCATGATAACCTATATAAACGTCACTCATATTCTTTTATGACTAGCAATGATTTAATTTCTTCTCTTACTGAGTGCGGAAGTTACAGTGTAGGTGTAAAAGATGGCGATAACATTCCGGCTGATATGCCCCCGGGTTGGACTTACGGAAATTATATGGTGATTGTTGACGGCTATATGGGTGGTGATAAAACAAACTTTATTCAAAATATGTATCGGGCTGGAGAAAAACGCTACAATTACCGTATAATCAATAACAATAAAGCTGGTGAATGGACAACTGTTAATTCAAGTGAATACCACAAAATAAAAGTAGCTTTATGCGGAGATTCGTTCATCGCCAATGGTGGAGACGGTGGTTTAGCTATGAGCGAATATCTCAATGAATTTATAAAATATGACGCAACATCACTAGCAAAAGGTGGCATTAAAGCGTCCGAATGGTGGGAGTTATTCAAAAATCAAGTAACATCCGAATTTGACGTTTTCTTGTTATCACTAGGTCTTAACGCTGAAACATCAACTGATATATTCATTAAAAGTATTAATACGATTATTGATAATATTACAGCAAAAAACCCAACTGCAAGGATTATATTGTGGTGCATGGACGCGTGGTATACAGAAGAATATTCAAACGCTTGTCATAATATTGCAATGCAACGTGGCATTGAATTTTATTCAATGAAAGCCGATAAATCAATTCCAATTAGAATTGGTGGAAAATTCACTTCTGCTTTTCCAACATTAAACAGTAATTATGCTAAGACTAAAACTGACGCATATACGATTAGTGCCACAGACAATCATCCTAATATTAAAGCACGTAAAATGTTAGCTGAATTTTGGAGTACAATTTTATAGTACATAAGAATACTGTTTAATGTTTTAGCTGAGGGTGTTAATAAAGAACAC